GGGATTCCGTAGTTGGACTGGCGGAGCAGAAGGCAGCAATGCTGAATTACCCAGTCTTGGTGGTGTTTATTTTACAGACAAATTTAGCACTGCCAAAAAAGCTGCTCGGGCTGCAGCCAGTAAACACGGTGGTAGACCAATAATCATTGATGTTTTTGTCACAGCCAATTATGGGTATGCTGATGAAGATTTGCCTGCTGCAGTGATGATGGATACCACATTAGAATGGATAAAAGATCGCAGACAAGGACGCAATGATCGTCCAGATTCCTGGTACACCCAACAGATATTTCAAAAGATGCCATCGGGTAGATTTGATAAAAATATCTACAATAACACTATGGAATATGTAAGAGTTTTACAAAAAATTCTCAAGGAAAAACCGGAACTTGATCCCTTGACCGCAACAGATTATTATAACAAAGAACTTCGTAAAAGAATGTTAGTTAAAGAGCCTGAACTCAAAGCAGCACTAGAAAAAGTTTCAAAATCAACAAGACCTCGATCGATTCCTAAAGCACCAGAATATCCTGGTCAGTCGACTCTTCCTAAACCCGACGAAGCCAATGTCAGAATTGAGCGAGACATTGGATTTAGCGGCACAACCAGGATTATTTCTATATATGACATGGAAACCGGCCGACTTCTTTTTAAAGAACCCAATACTCAGTTGCAGCCCGAGACTCAAAGAATTATTGCAGATATACAGCATTTTGGGCCGAGCCAAACACCCAAGTACCCTACAGGTCATGAACCATGGAACGGCAAAATCACTGACAACAGATACAAGCAACAGGCTGAAAAAGAAGCTGCCAGTGCTGGTGATTTTAGAGAACAATAAATGAGAGCCCAAGAACTTATACTCGAAAACGAAGAAGTCGAAATGACACCAGCTATACAAAATTTAATAGTACAGGCCGAAGAAACTGGAAACAAGATGGCCGCTAGCCGTAGTTTAAGATATCAACTTTACATTCCTCGTAATACACGATATGCAAAGGAAAGCACATTTGTTAGAGAAAGTATAAAACCGAGAGCAAGTATATGGACCAGCACAGCTATACCAATGGGAGAAAATACTTACACCAGTCAATGGGCTGAATGGTGCCAAGAAAATATGGCTCAATGGTTGGCACCCACAGGACAGTTATATCAGGTTCAAAGTGGTGCCCGAGTATTGAATATCAGCAGTGATGCGGCAGCAAGAAAAATAGCCCGTATCTTGGGTCACGAATTGCAGGGATATAGTATCATAGATGATTACCCTTGGGCAAAGTTAGGTCAGTTGGTAGATGGCATTAGATACCCTGCTAGATTGAGTGGTACTTGGGGTAGTAGTCAAAGTAATATTCTAATGAGCATATGGGATGTAGAATCCACTGCATGGTTTAATAAAACTAAACTTCAACTCATAGGCGAAGTCAACATCAAAACAAGAGGACATCAATGAGAGCAACAGAATTTATAACTGATTTATTGGAAGCAGCCTATGATCCCATGATTCAGAAAATGCGACGCACATTGATCGATCCGGTTCTTACCAATCCCCAAAGCACCAGTGAACAAAAACAATTTGCCCAGCAACTGTCGGAAATACTGCAATTTGCTCGAAACAGCCTAAGAAGGCAGGATCGTGTAGTCTGGTTTTTGCGGCGTGTGCAAGAATATCTAAAAACAGGAAAACCCGAAGCCATCGGCGGGGCATCAAATCTCAATGAATTTCAGGACAATCTTTGGCATTATCTCGGTCAAGATATTCCCAAAATTCAGAGTTATATATTTCTGCCAGACAAATCCTTGACTCAGGTAATGAAAGATCTTGATGATTTAGAAAATCAACATCGTACCAACGTTGGTCGTAATAGGCCGCCTGGACTGGTAGGACCCAATGATCGCAAATTGCATGAATTCTCTGATGGCAGTGCCTGGTGGTTTCTTGACAGAGCCTATTGCGCCAGAGAAGCTCAGGCCGGAGATCACTGTGGTAATGTAGCTGGTCGTACCTTGCCGGCTCAACGGATTTTGAGTTACCGAGATAAAAATGGTCGTGTATTGTTGACATTTATACTTAACCCCGATGGCAAGCTGGGGGAAATGAAAGCAGCCAGCAATCAAAAACCGTCGCCCAGATTCCATCCACAAATCATTACTCTATTAACCAGCGACTTGATCAAAGGTATAGGAAAACCAGGAGTTGCTCAAGAACAAGATTTCAGTATTTTTGACCTTAGTCCAGAAAATCAAAAAAATCTACTACAACGAAAACCTGAATTAGTGCAGGATCAAGCAGCAATAAAACCCTGGGATTTATTTTATGCAATTCCTGAGATTCAGCAGGATCGGAATATTAGAACTTATCTCAACTATTTGCCAGGGGACAAAGGCAGGCTTATCTTAGAATTGTTGGACAGTTCAGATCCAAGTCGCTGGAGCGCGGCTGCAAATCTTATACCAAAATTAATCATGCTGGCGCCACTGGACACCCCTGACTATCAAAATAGATTGTTAAACTACTTGAAAACCAGCTCCATTAATTCTCAAATACTATGGCGTAGAATCAAACCTGAACTTAAATCGAATTCAGAATTTCTAGGACGATTGGCTGCTACTGTGCCCAAGTATCTATCCTATTTTGATTTTGCCAATTTAGATATGCCTACACTGATTGAAAGTTTGATATCAGAATTGGAAGTGGCGCAAGATAATGATTCCTATCCAGTAGACATCGATAAATTAGACACACATTTGACCACAACATTTTTAAACTATTTCACAGATGAACAGCTCAAAAAACTGATAAACTTGTCCCAAAATCAACTTTTAGAGCTGCGAATCTTGAAATATCGGCCTAATCTATACACTACACAAGGTCTCTATGGGGCAATTTTGTATAACAAAAACCTTATAGAATTGTTAGACGATCCAAAAATCTCTAGTAAATTTAATTCTGAGAGTTTAGACCATCTGATTAACAATTCACTGAATAATCTAGTGATCTATGATCGTGTACCGGACCGTCTGAAAACTGAAGAAAATTTGGCATTAGCTCGAGACCGTCTTCTCGGCAGAGTAAAGATTACACCATGGATATTCATTGAACATGCTCAAAGCTCTGCTGTTACACCAGAGATTGCACTCCAGGCCATTCAATCTGCCATCGACAGAAAAATGCCACGAGAAGTTATACTGAACATTTATAATTCCATGCCGACTGATTATAAGAAAAATCCAGAAATTCGGCAGTTTTTGAAACAGGCAGGATATATTTTTTAATGAAAGCCAGCGAATTCATCACCGAAGGTCGAGCACATCCTGTGATTGTGGTGGATGTTCAGCCTGAATACTGTGGCATCAATGATGGCGACAAAAATCCTGTTTGCGTTGACATTATTCGCTTTGTCACTAAACAAACGGGTCCAGTATTGATGTTTGTCAATGCTGAGGATCAAGGTCAGACTGGTGACACAGTTGCTGATGTAAAACTGTATTGGGAAGACACAGTGAGAGAACTCACAAATGACTACGAAAATGAACAACCTATAGATTGGTCCAGATTTCAAATTGTCGACAAGGGCTATGGGTATTTGAGAAATTGGATGGACCGAGGCGTCAGCCCAGCAGCAATAATTCGTGTTGTCCGCGCTATGTACGCAAACCGCATATCCGACAGTAGTTTTTTTGAAGACATTGATCCCGAATTATTGCCACGATTAGTGGGCAGCGAATGGGATGCTTGGATGCGTTACAATACTATAACGACATATTGGACCAGTATCGCACAACTAAAAAGATTTAGTGGTAGTTATATTGTGGGTGGTGGTCGCAACGAATGCTTGCGAGAAGTGGAATTACTAATGAATGCCTTCAACATTAAATACCGCCGGATAGATTCTCTAGTTTATTGATAAATAACATTGTAGTTCGCGGAATTGCCGTTCCCAACTACTCTAGACAACCAAGGGAGGTTATATGTCCAGCGAAAATATTTATTACATCTACGCCTATCTGCGTAGCAAAGATAGTTCAACAGAAAGAGCAGGAACCCCTTACTACATTGGTAAAGGAAAAGAAAACAGGTGTTTCGCTTCACACTTAGCAGTTCCTGTGCCTACAGACACTAGTTTTATTATAAAACTCGAATCGAACCTAACTGAGCTTGGGGCCCACGCATTAGAACGCAGATTAATACGTTGGTGGGGTCGAAAAGATATTGGTACTGGTATTTTACTTAACCGTACAGACGGTGGCGAAGGATCTTCAGGGTTTAGACAATCAGAAGAACACATTAAAAAAAGAATTCTATCTGCGAAAGGAAAGCCAAGACCGCCACAGTCAGAAGAAACTAAAAAGAAACGAGCACAGTCGTTAAAGGGTAAAAATTCTGAACCAAAAACTAAAGAACACCTATTAAAGATTGGTGCTGCAAACAAAGGCAAACATGCATGGAATAAAGGTGTTCCACTTAGCGACGAGTGCAAAAAGAAAAAGTCTGAAAAAATGAAAAACCGTCCGTGGTCGCAAGCAAGACGAGAAGCATACGAAGCACGATATAAAAATAAATAGATATTATGAGAGCCCAAGAATTCATTACTGAAGCACAACTCAGAGTTGATGTTCCCAACGAAGATTGGTTAAACAGCAAAATTGATTATGCTAAAGAAAAAGGTCGCGATCGGTGGGGAGCACCTTACTTTGGTGCCACTACGGCCTCGGTTCGTGGCGATGTTCGTATACCAGTCGATCTACTAAAAAGATTGCCCGGTATGCGTAATGAACAACAAAATGTACGACAGGATGACTTAGCTGCTATAATGCAGATAATGAAGGACACAGGTCGACTACCTTTGACCAAATCTGGTGAGGAGTATGTTCCATTTGTTGTAGTAGCTTACAATGGTGAAGCCTGGGTCAACGAAGGCAATCACCGTATAATGGCTGCTGCCCGCCTGGGATGGGACAGTTTGCCAATTGAGCTTAAATACTATGATGGTGGTGAAAGAATTAAAAATGGGCCACTATATCCAGGCAAACTAGGACTACTATGAGAGCACAGGAATTTGTCGCAGAAATAACTATCTCCGGGACTGACTCTCGAGTAAAATCTTACATCGACCGTGTGTACGCAAAATATCCACAGACTTGGCAAAACAATCATGTCATGCCCCTGGGCGGCACTGGTGACGATCAACAATTTGCCTTGTTTGAATTGGTCCCGAATCCAGGTAAGAGAAATACAGCGGAGATCAAATGGTTTCAAGCATATCCGCTAAGACAAGGTGTGGGTTCTCGAGCAATGAAAATTCTTCAAGATTTGGCAGCAGAGGATGGTATCTCGCTAACATTATTTCCCTGGGATCGGGGTCAAGTGAGTCAAGCAAAACTAATCAAATTTTATCGTCAACACGGATTCCGACCTGCTCAAAAAGGTTCGAAAAATTTAGTTTGGAAACCGAGCCAAGGTGTGGCGGAGAGCCAAACCATGGTTTCAAAGAATCAGAATAACATCACTGAATACCGCGGTGTCAGTCGAGAATCACAGAGGATAATAAAATGAGAGCAAGAGAAATCATACTATTAGAATACAGACGCGAAGTCACACTACAGAAAATAGGTGATCGCCTCCAGCAAGCCGCTCAACGAGATACTCGGCAGTCAGCGGAGGAGGTCATTGTCCAACTGGAACAAATAGATCCCACTGCCAATAAACAGTATACCTTGTGGTTGGCACAGAACTATATTCAAAGTCTGTTTAGATTGGAAGATGCTGATCGTGTTCGTGATGTATTGACCAAATTTATCCAAGTCAAGCCCAGATTAGAACAGAAAGACATAAATCGATATACATTTCATACATTAGAAGATAAGATAGATAGCATCTTTAATGTTCAATTAAATCAACCTGACCAAACTCAAGCAACAACACCAGCCGCTGATGAAGGAATATTTCCTGTTGTACCCGGATCAAAGATTTTGTACAATGGAGTTTTGGGACAATTGTCGATACCAGAAACCTTTGCAGCAAATAAAGTATTATGCACGGGCACTAGATGGTGTACCAGTGATCCAACAACTTTCAAAGAGTATTCTAAAGCAGGCCCATTATATAATTGGCGTGATAAGAATGGCGAAAAATACCAATTTCATTTTCCGTCTGATTCTGACCAAAATCAAATACAATTAAGAGACAGTACAGATAGAAAAATTTCTCCGGAATTGTTTAGACATTTTAGAAATGAGCACCCAGTTCTAAAACATTTATTTCAGAATTATGAATCTAAACTGCTGAAATCCGGTGGAGCTGGGCTTATAGACTACGCAGAACATTATGGTGGTAGATGGCCCGAGTTAGAAGAAAAAATCAAAGACAATCCCCGGAGCGTAATAGAATACGCTAGACGAATTTTGCGAAAGCGGTGGATAAAACAAGAACCCATGTTGTTACAACAGGCCGATGCAAAAGAACTCTATGATTACATAGAACGGTTTTTTGGTAAAGGACGAGGGTGGCCAGAGGCCGCAGCTAGACTAGCAGAATCGGACAATCCATTCTATATAATACAATATGCTCGTACTATCGTAGGTAAAAGACTGCCCGAATACGAACCAAAAATCTTAGAACAGATTAAAAAACTCATAACAAAGAAAAAAATATCCCAGGATGACGTTGCAAACTTATTGTATTTTTCACAATATGTAAAACATTTAGCACCCGATTGGCAAGAAGCTCGAGCAGTATTTCCCACCTTGAAGAAATTGATCAATGTGGGCGGTGATCGTGATCTTTTGAAATTACCCGATCTACCAACGCTGAGGGAAGGCAAGGTAAAACTCTATACAGATCCTAATATCGAGCAGCATTTTGCCAAAAAGCAAGGTGTGGCGGAAGGAAAATTAGTATAATGAGAGCAAGAGAATTTATCAATGAAATTGGTTTTCCTCTGAAGCCTGGATATTTTCGAGTCGGTGACATAATCAAAGCAAAAGACAGATATGGAGATGAATTCACTGGTCAAATACTAGACATCTCTGTTCGGTCTAGTGGCAATGTACGAGAGTTAGAAGTAGCAAAAATCAAAATACTATCTAGACCCGGAGAAAAAATAGATTATGATTCTAATTCATATACTTACATGCAGACCTTTCCCCACGATCCTGACATAAAAAAACAAGATGTGGCGGAAGGCGCAGAATTATATCCAGAAGTGTTATATCATGGGTCTACGCAAGAAATAAAAGGACCACTGACTCCAAGACAAGCCAAAGACATAGGCGGTCATCCGGGCAGCAACAAAAACGCTATCTATGCCACAGATGATCCTAACTTTGCCATAGCCTACAGTTTGGCTGAGCGTGGCTCAGACACAGGCACATTTGGTTGGAAAAAAGAGCCACGACTGATATTCTTTGGTGGCAAAATAAGACATGGTGAAAATGTTTACATACATGTTTTACCCACTAAAGATGATCAAGGCCGACCTTTGTTTGCCCGTGGCGGAGCTGATGCTGAATGGTATTCTCTGCCTGAAGTGAAAGAGATCATGCCAATCAAAGTAATTACTAAACCTGTGGATCAATACTTACATCTGTTAAGAAAACCAACTCCAGAAGAACAAAATATATTCCAAACAAACAAGGCAAAAGCCAAGCAAGGTGTGGCGGAAAACTTTGCTGACGGGCGGAATCCAGGCCGCAAAGGACTGAGTCGCAGAGTGGGTATACCAAAAAAGGCCACATTGGGTCAACTGGAAAAAATAGCCAAAAGCAGCACAGGTGAGCGTCGCCGAATGGCACAGTGGCAACTCAATATGCGTCGTGGGCGGAACAAGCAAAAATGAAGATCTACGAAATCCTATTTGAATCTAGCCAGGTACCTCATGGGGTAATCTTCAAAGGCTCTAAAGTCGCTTTTGTAGGTCAGGCACACGGCCATGCTGTGCGATTAGACAATAAAGTAAAAGGAAAAATCTTAGACCTCATCGACAAGTACGGTGCGTGGTATGAAGGAGTAGGTTCTGATCGTGAATTTGTCAAAGATTTAACAACAAAATGGAAAGGCTCATGGGACGATAAAGCCAACAACGAAATTAAGAATTATCCATCTTACTTTATTTTTGTACTATTTTCTAATACCAAAGAAAATGACCAGAAAAATATTTTGCCCGGCAAGGGCACTATATTTGATAGAATACTAAAAACACAACAAAGTTGGGGGTATTTTAAAGATGGAAGAAAGTTTAACGATGAAGATTTGACTAAATTCTTAAAGTCTTGCAGTGAGCCTTACATAGATTTCTTAGAATTGAGCAGCCAAGAAGCCTCACCCAAAAATGTTAGGAATTTTATATCCCTAGGCGAAAAACAAATGTTTCCAAAGAATTGGAATGAATATCCTAATCCAAGCAGTAAAGTAGCCAAACAAGCCAATGACTATAGAAATAAATGGTTATTGAAACAAAAGGAAGGTGTTTATTTTATGGGTTCGGGACACATTCTGGAAATCAGTCAATTATCCAATTTAAAAGTCATAGGTGGCGAAAAAATATGATTGAAGAACTTTATCATTGATAAAGGCAGACCCCGGAAAAACAAACTGAGACATGAGCGACAAAAAACAAAAAACAGTAAATGCACTAGTTATCGCAGATGTGCACTGCAGATCATCTGAACTTCATCCAATCTATAGATTGTATGTCAACAATGAACTCTTTACTGAGCGAACTTGGATATGGGATAATTGTTATTTGGAAGAACTAATTCCTATCTCTGCTGGCCCAGGTGATTATTTAATTAGATATCAAATTATACCAGATTCTGGTGCTTCGTTGAAAATCAAAAATCTAAGAATTGCAGAAACCAACGGTTCGGCTCAATTGATAAAAAACACTCTTAGGATAAGATAATGACAAAAACAATCAAAGAAAATGCCTCAAGCACTGCTACACATGCTGGCAGCATTGCATTTATTTCCAACAGTTTGAATCCCCACCCAATTAAACGACAGCAGCAAAAAACACAAGATCCTCATAAATACTCTAATACACCCAACTTCCAAGTGTATAATTCAAAAGGGGATAAAAGTGTTAGCAGATGATCTCAAAGTATTATTGGCAACTCAGTATGCCTATGTGATAAAGGCACAGCTTTTTCACTGGAATGTGGAAGGGCCTGATTTTGCTCAATTACATCGTTTTTTTGGAAAAATATATCAAGAGGTCTATGATGCCATTGACCCCACCGCTGAATATATACGCATCATAGGCGAGTACACACCAGGAAGTTTTGAAAGATTCTTAGAATTAAGCCAGATATCAGGACAAACTAAAATACCCAGGGCACAATTAATGATTGAAGAATTGCTGAATGATACACAGACTGCCATCGACTTATTGAACCGATGTTTCGAAAGTGCAGAAAGCGAAAATCAACAGGGCATTGCAAATTTTATCTCTGAAAGATTAGATGCCATGGGCAAACATCGTTGGATGCTGCAAAGTTTTCTCAAAGTAGAAAGAGCTTGACTGACATGGACATTGCGAAAATTCTACAAAATCTTGACATAATAGAAGGCAAAACCAGTCCTGTTTCTATGCAGCATGGACTAACACCTCAACAACAAAAAAGTCATCAATTGCCGGCATTATTTCGACCTAAAAAAATTGCTGTATTGACTGCCAAGACTGATCCTGCTCATCCCACCAAGGGTTATTTTGTTGGCGACAGTGTAGAGCCAGATGTAGCACAAACCCCGTTGGAGGAAACCATGCGAAGCGTAGAAGAGGACATGATTTCAAAAACTCGTGCAGATTTGAAACAATATTTGGATATGATTTCAAATGAAAAAAAGGACAGTAATTTTACTCCGCGCCAGTCAACCAAACAAGCAGATGTAGTAGAGGATCCAACCGAATCTGACCCAACACCAGATCAGCCTCTGAAAACCATGATGAGCAGTTCGGGCAGTATTCCGGTCAAAACCATTGCTCTAGAAGATGGCGATGTTCTAGAAATACATGGTAATGTCAAGGATGGGTTCAACATAGGTCACAAAGGACAAATCTCGTCACGCAGTGTTCCTACCATAGAAGATGCCACTAAATTGATAGATCTTTATCGTCAAAAACTCAAAGCCAACTCCAGTGCCGACTATGTGGAAGAAAGATAATTAGTCAAAACTATTGTTTTTTAGATGGGATTGCGCTAAACTACAATTTTTATAGGATTGAATATGTCAGACAAAATGTTTAGTGCCGAGCAGAAAGCCAAACTAGGTAGATTGATCAACGAAGGTATGCAAGTCATGCAGGAAGTAGAAACACTGAATGCTGGTCTTACTGACACCATCAAGGCCATTGCCGAAGAACTCGAAATCAAACCTTCCATTCTCAAAAAAGCCATCAGACTGGCACACAAAGCTGAATTTGGACGCGAAAAACAAAATCACGAACTACTGGAAACAATTTTAGAAACTGTTGGCCGTACACTATAAATTATAGTCTAATCACCGGAGACATATTATTAGCTATATTGATTGTTTGTACGATCGTGACCGCGACCGCATTCACGTGATCGAAAGATCAAACGGTAAACGAATATACAAAGAGTTTTCTGCAGATTATCGATTTTACTATGACGACCCACGAGGAAAATATCTTTCTATTTTCAATACCCCGGTCAGCAAATTTACATCTAGGCATCTAAAAGAATTTAGAAAAGAGTTGAAACTGCATCAGGGAAAAAATATCTACGAGTCAGATATCAATCCCATATTCCGATGTCTAGAAGAAAACTACAAGGGTCAAGAGCCCCCTCGGCTTCATACTGCATTTTTTGATATCGAAGTTGATTTTGACCCGGTCAAAGGTTACAGTAGACCGGAAGATCCATTTAACCCAATTACAGCAATATCAATTTATTTAGATTGGTTGGATCAATTGGTCACATTGGTCATTGCACCACAGACCTTGAGTCATGATCAAGCCAAAATAATTGCCAACGAATACGACAACTGCTTTGTTTGCTCGTCTGAACAAGAATTAATTGATAACTTTTTACAGTTGATTGATGATGCAGATGTATTGAGTGGCTGGAACTCAGAGGGCTTTGACATTCCCTACTTGGTGATGCGTACCACTAGAATTCTCAGTAGAGATGATACTCGAAGATTTTGTCTTTGGGAACAGATGCCAAAACAAAGAACTTTTGAAAGGTTCGGTGCAGAAAATATCACTTTTGATTTGGTCGGTAGAGTGCATATGGACTACATGCAACTCTACAGAAAATACACCTACGAAGAAAGGCACAGTTATAGTCTGGATGCCATTGGTGACTATGAAGGTGTTGGCAGCAAAGTTGCCTACGAGGGCACACTAGATCAACTGTACAACAAGGAATTCAGTAAATTCATACTGTATAACAGAGAAGATGTGGCCTTGATCGCCAGACTGGACAAAAAATTAAGATTTTTGGATTTGGCCAATACATTGGCACACGAAAATACTGTGTTGTTGCCCACCACAATGGGTGCAGTGGCAGTTACAGAGCAGGCCATCATAAACGAAGCACACGAACGAGGCATGGTTGTGCCCAATAGAAAAGACAATGGCAACGGGGAAGATTTGCAGGCAGCAGGTGCATATGTGGCTTACCCCAAAAAAGGCATACACGAGTTTGTGGGCAGTGTGGACATCAACAGTCTGTATCCCAGCACCATTCGTGCATTGAATATGGGGCCAGAAACCATCATAGGGCAAATACGACAAGTTCAAACCGACAGCTATATCAAGGATCGTATGGCTCGTGGTATGAGCTTTGCTGAAGCATGGGAAGGTCTGTTTGCCACCTTGGAATATAGTTGTGTCATGGACCGTCGAGCAGATACAGTACTCACAGTTGATTGGCAAAATGGCGAAGAGACCACGCATTCAGCTGCTGAACTTTACAATATTATATATAGATCTGGCAAATCGTGGATGTTGAGTGCCAACGGTACAATATTCAGTGGCGAAAGAGAAGGTGTGGTCCCTGGTCTACTGAAACGATGGTATTCAGAAAGAAAACAGATGCAGGCCAAACTTCGCGATGCAAAAAACAAACAACAAGAAGAATACTGGGACAAAAGGCAGCTGGTCAAAAAAATTAATTTGAATAGCTTGTATGGTGCGATTTTGAATCCAGGATGTAGATTCTTCGACAAACGTATTGGACAAAGTACCACACTGTGCGGCAGGTCTATCACCAAGCACATGACCGAAGAAATAAATTCTATCATAGACAATGATAAAAATCATCTGGGTCGTAGTATCATTTACAATGACACAGATTCCTGTTATTTTTCAGTCTGGCCCATAATTAGAGAAAATGTAGAAAACAAAACCACAGAATGGAACAAGGACATTGCTGTTTCAGTCTATGACAACATTGCCGATTTGGTCAATCAAAGCTTTCCAATTTTCATGTCACAGGCATTTAATTGTCCAAATGACAGAGGGTCGGTCATCCGTTGTGGTCGCGAGTTGGTTGCATTGAGAGGTTTATTCATTACCAAAAAAAGATACGCACTGCTGTACTATGACAAAGAAGGTCGCAGATATGATCAAGAACAACATGGCAAAATCAAGGCCATGGGGTTGGATCTAAAAAGAAGTGATACTCCCAAAACTGTTCAAGATTTTTTAAATTCCATACTCAAGGATGTGCTGTCTGGTGCTGAGCAGGAAATTGTGTTGGAGAAAATTCGAGAGTTCAAAGTAGAATTTGCCAAAAGACCAGCATGGGAAAAAGGCACCCCCAAACGAGTCAACAATTTAACCAACTATGGTCGTAAAGAACAACAACAGGGCAGAGCCAACATGCCCGGGCATGTCAGAGCTGCACTCAACTGGAATAATCTCAGGCGTATGCACGGTGATAACTACAGTTTACAAATTGTAGATGGCATGAAAACCATAGTATGTAAACTATTGCCCAATCCCATGGGTTACACCAGTGTGGGATACCCAACTGACGAAACCAGGTTACCCGAGTGGTTTAAAGAATTGCCATTTGATGATTCCAGTATGGAATCCACCATCGTGGATCAAAAAATAGAAAACTTACTGGGGGTGCTGAATTGGAATCTCAAAGATACCACACAAACCAATAACACTTTTAATTTGCTGTTTGAACTAGAAGAATGAAGTTGAGTTCAATACAATACGACTTGAGTGTGCTACACTCAATTAAAAAAAATTATTCCCAATTCACAGGACAGCATCTGTTGAAAGAAACAATGTCTACACTTTTGAATATGGACAATGAGTTTTTTTCAGATATCTCAACAAAATTTAATCAACTAGACGATACACTGATAAAGATCATAGATGACAAGATTCAACATTTACAATCCAAGGCGCAATCAATCAGCACAGAATATTTAGAAAAACATCGACATCATTTTTATCATGTCTATATCGAAAGTAATCTAGTGGTAAGAAAATGGCATTTGAATCCCACTGTTAAAAAGGTAATTGTCAACAAATTACAAATGCACAGCAATTGGATATTTCCAGGATTGATATTCAGGCCCACTTCGTTGGACTCCATTAGATCAATGGTGGCCTGTGATCCACTTTACATTGTTGATACCACTGAGTTTTTGTTGGAACATGCCAAAATGGAATTTCCGGACTCGTATCAAAGACGACTGCGGCCCTATGTGATAGATCAAACAAAGGATAATTTTTTGTCTCATCTACCACAAGACAATTTTGGCTTTATAACCAGTTTAGATTTATTAAAGTATAGAAATATTCAGCAAATAGAAACCTATTTGAAAGAAATTTTCAAACTATTGAGGCCAGGCGGCATCTTCAGTTTCAGTTTCAATGACTGTGATCACGGCCATGAAACTTCTTTGGCAGAAAGTTTTGCGTTTAGTTTTGTACCCGGCAATATGTTAAGATCGATCATACAACAAATAGGTTTTAATATTGTGCTGGTATACAGAGATATCTCGGCTATTTCGTGGTGGGAAATTCAAAAACCCGGCAATATACAAAGTATTCGAGGCGGACAAACTTTGGCAAAAATCATTGTAAAATCTAAATAAGTTATATACTATTACACATTCAAGGAGAATTTATGAAAGACCAGTTACTGGACCTCGTACAGCACACATATGATCTGGGATTTATTGATCTGTTAAAAATCACCGGAACAGACGAAAAAACTAAAATTTACTCAATGGCCGAAGATAAATCCGTGGTAATTCATGGTGAGTTTATAAATCCCATTGCAGACTTCAACGGATCGTTTGGTATGCCCAATCTAAACAAACTGAAAATTTTGTTGAACTTGCAAGAATATAGAGAAAATGCGCGATTGACTGTGAGTCGTAGAGCCACTGATCAGCTGTTGGATGGTATAAATTTTGAAAACAGCACAGGAGATTTTTGCAACAGTTATAGATTTATGTCCTCGAAAATTGCCGACGAACAATTAAAGACCTACAATTTCAAGCAGCCACCATGGATCATCGAATTTGAACCCAGTGCCAATTCGATATTGCGTCTTCGAATGCAAGCCCAGGCCAATGCAGAAGAGACAGTGTTTCGAACTGAAACCAGCAACAACGACCTGAAACTCTACTTTGGCAATCACAGCAGCCATGCTGGCAATTTTGTGTTTCAATCAGATGTCGGTGGCAAACTAAAAAACACTTGGTCTTGGCCGGTATCACAGATACTTGGCATCTTGGGATTAGTGGGCAATAAAATGATTAGAATCAGCGACATGGGTGCCATGCAAATCACAGTGGATTCCGGTCTAGCAATTTATAACTATTTTATATCTGCTCACACAAAATAAAAAACGGACCGGCCATATGCAAAATAACTTCACAAAAAAACAGACCGACAGCGCAGGACTTAGTAAATGGGCAGTGTTTCTTCCTGCTATATCGGGGTTCTATGCTACCTTCATAGGGAAACAACGAGTGGGTCACTATGTGGATCCAGCTCGTTTTCCTGTTGGTATCAAGAACATGGAACAACTGAATTGGCTCAACAGTCAACAGGCCTTATTTCCTTATCGGTGGAGTTTGTACAGTGCCGGTCATGCAAATTTAGATCTCACCAAAACCGACCCCAGTGAGGACATGATTAGACAACGACCTCCCGACAGTTTTATGTTGGGCGACAGCGGCGGATTTCAGATAGCCAAAGGTCGTTGGCCTGGCGAATGGCGAGATCCCAATGGTCCTGAAGTTCAGGCCCACATTGCACAATTGCAATCACAGGGCACAAAACAACAAATCAACAAAAAAGGACAGATAAAAATTGTAGATCCGGTTCAGGAATACAAAAAAACATTGTCTGAAACAGAAAAGAAAAGAAAAAGTGTGTTGACCTGGTTGGACAGTATAGCAGACTACAGCATGACTCTAGACATACCCACTTGGGTCATACATGATCAAGAAGTTGGTCAAGTTTGCGGTATCAAAACATTGAAAGAAGCCATTGATGCCACAAAGTACAACAATGATTATTTTATCAATCATCGCAAAGGCAAAAACAACGGCGGTACCAAGATACTGAATGTGCTGCAGGGCGACAATCACGATTCAGCAGACAGTTGGTATGACACAATGAAAAGCTATTGTGATCCCAAAATCTACCCAGAACGGCATTTTGATGGATGGGCCATGGGTGGTCAAAACATGTGTGATGTGCATCTGGTTATTCGTAGATTGATCACAATAATTTATGATGGACTGCTACAGCCTGGATTACATGACTGGATGCACTTTTTGGGTACCAGTAAACTGGAATGGGCTTGTCTATTGACCGATATACAAAGAGCAGTCAGACAGTATCACAATCCCAATTTTACTATCAGCTTTGACTGTGCCAGTCCTTTTTTGGCCACTGCCAATGGTCAACTTTATATTCACAACGAGTGCAGACATAGATCTAAATGGGTATATCGAATGGAACCCACCTTGGATGACAAATCCTACAAAAATGACACCAGACTATTTCGAGATGCAGTCACGCAAGACGGTATACACACCGACTTTCACGACAGTGTTGTCAGCCAACTGTTGCAAGCCAACGACATTTGTGTTTATGGTCCAACTGATCGTAACAAGGTAGGTAAGATCGGCAATACCAGTTGGGACAGTTTTAGCTATGCTTTGCTGATGGCACACAATGTTTGGCATCATATCAACGCAGTTCAGACTGCCAATGAATTATATGAACAGGGAACTTTACCTTTGATGTTGGCCGGCAAAACTGACCCAAAATATAATTTTAGTCTTGTTGTGAATGATATTTTTAGCCAAAAAACTAGACAGGCTAGTCTAGATCGTATAAAGTACTATGAATCATGTTTCGATCAAATCATTGGTACCCGAGGATTTACAGGAAAGAATCTCATTCGTACAAGCGATGTTTTGTTTGACACATTTTTTGAAGAAGAAAATTCACAACCAGAATCAAATGACCTTGATTCTACCTATCTGGAACTACTGGAAATCAAATGAATAGAAACGGACATCAAGATGCAGAATTTTTTCTGGGTCGAGAAGTAGAACATACTCCAGCCTATGGTATGTATACTCTGTTTGTAATAGGTTGTCAACCCAAAAACAAGATATTTGCTCATTTAGACAGTATTCGTGACACTCCCATTGAACATGTTTATCTCGGCGCCAATCACAGTTTTCCCAGAAATATCACAACCAATGACTTTGCTGGTTGGCGACCGTGGGAAGAACTGGTCGACAGCATTTTGGATAGAGATTTATATTGCACCTTGGATATCAACATCAATCAAATTGAGGGACTATTGGAAACCAGTTTCTGCGAAAACAACAAATTCATACCAATGATCAGTGCCCCATTGCCTTATATCAAACTGTTGGGCTACAACGCAGTATTGAAAATTGACGACATTGACTTCGATAAAACCAATCCCGGTATTTGGTGTTACAGTATTCATTCACTGACACACAGGGATCAGTTTACCCCATGGTCTGCCTATGCAAAGGATCAAGTATTATGAATTGGTTGAAAAACTTCCAAAAAAAACGAAATCGTGTCAGGCAGTCGTCTGAGATTGGTTCTATACAGGGCAATCACAATGAGTTTGAAAGTCATGGGCCGTTGCGAATTCATGTACATCGTGCCATCGGCGGCATGGTCATACAGACTAACAATTACGATGAGAAACAAGATAAGTTACACCAAAATCTGTATGTGATTCAAAGCCACCAAAATTTAGCAGAAGAATTAAGTAAAATAATCACAATCGAAACTATCAAGTTTTAATTTAGGACAGTATTTTATGATAAAAACTCAGAGAGACACAGCCGACTTGATCACAAGTCTAGCGGAACGAAAAATTTTCGTTCAGTTTCAAAAAGAAGGGATTCATTGCTACCCAGCGGCAGCAACTGATCCTATGTTAGCAACAGGAGATCAATATGATGTCAGCTTTCTTGCAACGCCTCATAGGCATATGTTTCATTTTCGTGTTTGGATTGATGTCTTACACAATGACAGAGACATTGAGTTCATACAATTTAAAAGATGGCTTGAGGGGTTGTATTCTGGCCCATCGAGTATTCTGCAGCTAGATTACAAAAGTTGCGAAATGATAGCCGAAGATTTGTACTTGCAAATCACTGCAAGGTATCCCAACCGAGAGGTTTGGATTGAAATCAGCGAAGACGGAGAAAATGGAGCTTTGCTGAAATTTAAACTAGACAGAGTTTAATTGAGTCTATCAAATTATCGCAGCGAAACACAAAAAACTACAAAGTTTTTTATAAAACCAACTATCACTAGAAAGATTACTATGAGTAAAATTACTATTCGCCCAAATCCACAAGTGTCAGAAGTATTTGATTTACTGGTTT